AAGCCAATGATAATGCTTGCGGCTATGGGGCCAGCGGGTGGCGCAATGGCTTTAACAGCCAAAGACATAATTCAGATGCGCGGAAGCGAGGAAGAGGGGATTGTCCGAGATCGTAACGTAACAAGCATGAGGGAATGGCTTAAAGCAGTCGGCTATGACCCGGAAATACACGGCACAGACCCGAACGATTTTGCCGGGTGGTATTTCGAGGGCATGTTACACTTGGGTGGCTTTGGCTTGTACGCAGAACTACTTCATAACGCTGTCGAACAGGCTGATAACGGATACTATGGCTACACGCGCACAATGGGTAACATACTTGGCCCGTCGTTTGGAGAGACCGTAGGCGTTTGGAACGTGGCACAAGGTCTTGGCAATGTACTTTTCGGCGAAGACGATGGCCCCAATGGGCAAGCACGACAGGCGGCGCGTGAAGTAATACAGCGCATCCCAGTAGTTGGCGGCATTAAAGCCGCGAAAGAATCGTTGACTGACTTATGGGCAGGAGAGAAGAAGACAGGTGGGGGATCAAACACTCGCTACAGGCGCAAATACTCACGCTAATAGCATTTCGTAATCCTCGCATGGATCGACCGCAGGACGGTCATGTTTACCGCAATGCCATTGCTTATCTTGTGCGTATATATCTGGCTTGGCGTGCTTACACATAGAGCATTTGGGTGGAGCATCCAATTCCTCCGGGTGCCAACACGATGTACGCTTAAAGCATCCACGGCAACGCCAATCTGATTCCACCGGAGAGATGCGTTCCGGTTCCGTCACCGCCGTCCATATCTTTTGCTTCAGAGCAGACGCTTCAAACTCATCGTATTCTATAACCTCTATGTGATATCGACAGTCATCCTTACAGATTGCTACGAGAAAAGATTTGTGCATTCCGCTCAGGTGCATAGCCAACATACACTGTGCAAAATATTGCGGGTGTGAGGTCTTCACGCCCTTCTTCTCAAAGGCGTTGAACTTACTCTTGTTCATCGTCTTGATTTCTAAAACACATGGTTCCTCATCTACATAGATGATTCCATCCAGATGACATACCACATGATCGCCTAGTGCTGTGTACTCGTACTGATCTCCCGTGAGTTCGTCCGCCTCACTCACGCCATACCCGCCCTTCTTCTTTAGGTCGTCAACGACCATCGGCTCAAGAGCATGTCCTACATTAAAGATACGCAGGAGTTTAGGGCTAGGGGAATTTTCAGGAAACCCGCGTAACGAATAATTCAGATACGCAGTACAGTCGTTACCAATGATTGACGCCCCTATGTAGGAGCGCGCCTTGTAGCGAATCTGAGCGCCCTCTTCTTCGAGAGCGCTCAGAATTTCTTGGGCAATCATAGGAACAATGAAGCGAAAACTGCAAACACAAGCGTAAAAAATATCACTGTTAAGATAAGTTCCCAAGATAGTTTCATATCAGAAGTCCGGTAGTGAATCATTGAACTTGTCTTCAGCTTCGGGTACACGGGCGCTATCATTCGTTGGTAGCCGATAACCCTTCACCTCTGGCCGGGACTCCATCACCTTGCCCGTGTTTGGGTTGCGTCGTTCTTTAGACATACCCACAACCACACCGACATACAGACCACGTATTGAATTGATGTCGCCCGGATGATCTGGATCGGGATGACCGCCAAACTGCAACAGGCTTTTGAGTTGGCGTTGACCAATCTCTTGCGCCATATCGCTCGTCTTATGCTTCACGTTAATCCAGTGCCTGATCGATCCAGAACCATCAATATCTTCCAGTTCAACCATGACTTGGTTGCCATTACCGTTTGCCATCTCCTGCCACTCAGCGTTTAGGACTTTCACATCATACCTACCGGGCTGTAGGATGCTGACGCCCTTCGCTTCTTTAACACTACTCAGATCGAGATCTGAAAAACTTGCAAATGTACTCATGCGGCTTTCTCCGTAGTTGATTTCTTAACTTCAGTAGGCTTTCGTTTCGTTTGCGCTTTGCGATATTTCTCGTAGCTGGCTTCATCTGATCTTATCAACTTGAGAAGCGTAATTACGTTATCGCATTGCTCAACTGGTTTGAGCCTCCCCCGTGGATCACGGGACTTCCCGTGCCATCCACGTACTTCCTCTGTGATAACCAAACGCTTGATCGTAGGTGCAGTTTTGTCACCATCGGTCACTCTCACGCCACAGAAAACGTGATCGAACAGCGCGGGTAGTTGCTTCGCGATCTTGTTGCCTTTAACAAGCGGCCAGTAGTTCACGTTGCCGTTGTCATCAGCCTCTTCAGATACCAGACATGTCATATATATGTGCATGTCTACGTCTCGAAGCCACTTCAGTGCGCCAATCATGAGGCGTGAATATTCACCCCATTTAACGAATCCATTAGTCACATCTTTGAACTCAACATCGATGTGTTCCATCAGTTGATCGGAAAGTTCGGTCAGGCTGTCCACTGCGAGCCAGTTATAACCTAGCTTCTTAAACTCTGGCGTGGACATCATTCGTGTAATACCACGAAACGAGTACACACCATCTTCTGGCCTATGGTCTCCGTCCCACGTTTTGAAATCCACGTACTCTATGTCTGTGTCTTCGAGAGATTTCAGACCCCCCTCACCTGATAAGATCAGACCTTTCCCGTACGCTTCCTGATAGTGCCTACACTGGTGTGTTTTCCCCCACCCGTGATGCCCCATCACTAAAGTCTTATCCTTAATAAACTTCGTCTCATTCGTCTTTTTCGTTTCAAACATCGCTCTGCTCCATGATTCTTCCTGCCTCTTCTTCCGTTGAAAACGGGGCAAGAGTTAAGCGTTCGTACGGTATGCGTTTCATCGCGGGTTCCAGAGCCTTACGTAATGGTTCTGGCAATCGATCAAACTCTTTGCGATGGATCGAGAGCTTCAGCGCTTCCGATAGCATCTTGTCTTCGATCATCCCCTTCAGAATATCTGAATCCCAATTCATACGAGAGTGTGTTTTCAGGATTGCACATACTTGTCCATCCAAACGAACAGCCCTCGTACTACCGGGTTCCATGGATTCAGGAAACATACCCCGCACGTCCTTCTCCACATCTTCAAGGATTGACTCAGCGGCTTTCACCCGCTCCTTCGCCTCCATCCATCGCACACCACAGGGCGTTTGAAGGGTGTCTACAGGTATCCTCTCCCAATCATCCCATTCATCGGAGACGACAGCAGATAACACTGGTTTCTTCGGCATTTTATCCCCCTTGACCGACTGAAGAGTAACGGATATTATACGGTCTTTGGTGGGTTGTCAATATCTTTCGGTGTCTGAGGGACGCCTTTATTCTGGAACGGAGGTATCATGAAAAAAACTATCGATATCCGAAAAATGGTCAGCGACCAAGGGGGAGCAAGGGCTGTTGCTGAAGCCATTGGTGTTCCTAGAACCGCCCCATATCGATGGAGTCGTACCCGTAACATCACGTTGCGAACGCTTGAGCGAATGTTGAGCGCATTCCCTCAGATTGAAATTGAGAAGTACGTACAGGAGAGCAGTGAGCATGAGTCAAAAAGCGGAGAGAGGGTCAGTTGATGCGGCGATTGAATATCTTGAGTTGGGTTGGCCCGTTATTCCAATCAATCCGACATCGAAAAAACCATACATCAGTTGGAAAAGGTTCCAAGCCAGACGCCCTACCGAGGGTGAGGTCGAACAATGGTTTCGCGACTGGCCCGATGCTCGCCTCGCAGTCGTTACAGGAGAGCTATCGGGAATATGTATCGTGGACTGTGACAGTGCCGAGGCGCACAAATTTGCAATAGAGGAAGGCTTGTCCTCACCCGTTCGGGTAACAACCAAGCGCGGCGTACATCATTATTTCGAGCATCCCAAAGACGGTAAGCGTAGAGGCCCACGGGTTGGCGGGAATTCCAGAGGTACTGACTGGCCCAAGTTCGATGGCATAGATTTCCGGGGTGATGGCTCCTACGCTCTTCTACCTCCAAGCCAAGGATACGAGTGGGATATTGAATACCCATTTGACCAAACCGATCTACCTTTATGGCGTGATTGGACACCTTCTACACCTTCATACGACAGCCCTAATGTCATTGACATATCTACAGGCGATCTCGTTGACTTCAACTCCCTAGACCTGTCATCAGTCGAGACTCGATCTCGAATCCCTGAGTGGGACTCAACCGAAGCATTTGTAAAGGAAAATTTTCCAAGCGGAAAGATACCGACAGGTGCTGGCAATGGTCGCAACGACCGAGTGATGCGCCATCTATCTGACATGGTGTTGGATGGGTACTGGGGTGACGATCTACGCCAGAAAGGTCGGGCATTTATGGCGCGATTCTTTGAGAATGATCTACCCGACTATGAGTTCGAGGCGACTGCGGCAAGCGTTGAGCGCATGGAGAAAGAGAATCACCCAGAACGCTGGGTAAATGGTGAGTATGTGTACGGCGACACAACCCAAGCCATTTCAGATGTTATTCCGGGGAAGCGTCGTCGTCTACTAACTGTCTATGATGCCGACGCCCTCGTTTCAGAGAGCGAGGCCACCGCCTATTTCGCTGACCCCTTCCTATGGCGTGGATCTATTACACAAATCCACGGTTACTCTGGTTCAGGTAAGTCAATGTTCCTCCAGCATTTGGCTTACGCCATTGCCGCAGGGCAGAACGACTTCGGCCCTTTCGAGTTGGCAGGCCCATTGAATGTCCTGTATTTTGATTATGAGAACGGGCGTGGCGTAATTGGTAAGCGGATGAAAACATTACAAGCCATACACGGGGATGCGGGAGAGGCATTCAAGGTGTGGGCGTCCTTCTTAGATGAGAAGGATATGAACTTAACCACGAAGCAGGGCTTGTCCTTACTCGAAGACTATATCAAGGCAGAGAAGCCGGATGTTGTCATCCTTGATACCGTACGCAGTGCATTCCTTGGCTTAGATGAGAACAATGCAGAGGCGTGGTCACGAGTGAACCATCTGTTGATTCGCCTACGCAACATTGGACTAGCGGTGGTGTTCGCACATCACTCGAATAAACCCGGCGAGTCTGGCTTGGGTAGGGAGGCTGGTTCAACAAACCAACTGACGGTTCTCGATACCCAGGTACGAATTACACAGGTGTATAAACATGAGGAGACAGCCAAGCAAAACGCAGGGCTGTGGGATATAAAAATGGAGCGACCAGTGTGGAATCGAATGGAAGACAAACTTCCCGAAGGATTTCGCATTCGTATGCTTATTGAGTTCCGATACAAGAAGGTGCGGGAGTGGACTGACAACCATCAATGGACTCAGTACATCGCATTTGCACAAGATAACTATGGCACGGAGATCGTAATTGGTTCTAAGTCTCCGAAAGCCAAAGCACGAGCCGCATTAGCGGATGGGAAGGCGCTTGAAGAGATCTCTGATGCTCTACAACTGCCGTACACAACAATAAAAAAATGGATAGAAACATGAGCGTAGCACTTATTGGACAGTATCGAGTAGAAGATTTTCAAGACAATCACGGTGAGTGGGGGTGTATTGTCACGGACACAGACAAGAAATTCATGAGTGTTATAAGCCATAAGCAGTCGCGAGAGGACGCAATCAGGTTTGCGATAGCAAGCATGGAGGTGAAAAGGGGAGAGCGTAATGGCTCTATATCGTAAGTCGGCGAGTGTGCTAGTCTTAGGTTAATTCAATTCTCTACCCTTTACCATGTACCTGTATTTAATTAAAGTGTCTTAGAACTCAATACAAGCCGATTTGGGAGGGATGATGGATATAGCCAGCGAGAAAAGGTTCACGATAAGCGATGTCAGTGAGGATGACTACTGGCTATTGATATCCTCTTTGGATGCGCTTCTTCATCAATGGGAACAGGTGGAACCACCTTTGCGGCAGGATGTGAAGGATAAATTAGTCCAATTCCTTAAACAGCTACGATGCCACGTCAACATGACAAAGGAATAAAAATGAAAATAACTAAAGCGTGGGCAATGCCAAATGGAAATACATTTAGCATAAAACCAATAGAAAACTTTATAAAGAAGCACTTAAAACAAAACATTAAGAGTATAGACCCCTTTGCAAATACAAATAAATTAGCAACCATAACAAATGATTTAGACCCAACAAAGGGAGCAGACTATTGTATGGATGCACTTGAATTTCTTAAACAATTTGATAATGAAAGCATAGACCTTGTTTTGTTTGACCCTCCTTATAGCCCAAGACAAGTAAGTGAGTGTTATAAAAAGTTGGGCAAAACTGTAAATATGCAAACAACTCAATCAAGTTTTTGGTCTAATATGAAAAAGGAAATAGCAAGAATTACAAAGCCCAACGGTGTAGTTTTATGCTTTGGATGGAACTCACAAGGCATTGGTAAAACACGGGATTTTCAAATGGAAGAAATACTATTAGTTGCCCACGGTGGACATCATAACGACACTATATGCACTATGGAACGGAAAATAAAAATGAGTAGCGAAATGACTGAAAAATAAGGAAATGAAAGCATATAAGTTGATAAGAAAAATGAAAGACAGTAGTTTATCCCCTCTGTTTATAAATCAAAAAAGTAGAATACCAATAGGTGTATGGATGGATGCAGAGTTCCATCCAACAAAAGGTTTCGCTGAAAGAAAGGGATGGCATTGCACACTTGAAAAAAATGCACCACACCTATCTGAGAGGGGAAGGGTTTGGGTGGAAGTTGAAGTAGATGATTGTGAGTTATACGACAGACCTGAATCTCAAGGTGGGACTTGGGTTTTAGCTCAGAAAATGAAAGTTGTTAAGGAGCTTTAATCATCCTCCGCTTCAAAATGTGGATGGGTAGTGGGTGGTAGTTCCTCTTCATTCACAGGCACACTCTCAATTGAGTTGGCCACTGAAAACGCAGGGGGCATGAGGAAGAGGCTTGTGCATCCACCACATGCGTAGTAATGAACTGTCTCGTAATTAAGACTAGGTTCTTCCCCTTCCTTTCTGGATTGGAAAGCCCTACTTGTTACCCCCGCGTGAAAGAACTGTCGAGAACCGCAGGCCCGACATACGAACGTGTTTTCATCAGGCATTTGCTATCTCCGATCTAGTTGAATAAGTGAGCGCGACCAGAATCTCGGCGCTCGCGAGAAGGATAACACTTACATAAGGATTGGCCATCTGGCTTAACCTGAGCATGAGCAGTACGAAATGTAAGACACTTTCGGGTGTGTTGTCAACACCTTTTAGACACGCAAAAAAAACCCGCGTATTTAGCGCGGGTCAATGACTACTAGGAGGAAATCTGTGGCTTTTGCTTTTACTTTATGTATCTGGTACTTATCTCTGTGTTCCCGTTAGGGATAAGCAGAGATGGTTGTCTGTCTCTGCGGTGGTGAAGCAAAAGCGAGTTTATCATGGATTTTTGAAAAGTCAAGTGAGTAACGTGGGAGTGGTGTGCCAAGCCGGGACATGCTGTGACAGAAAACATCGAAAATACAATCACTTAGTACAGTTGTCACAGGTGGCACGGGTGGCACACCTCTTTTACTTCGCGTGTTTGTTAAAAACATGTAGTTGAAATAGGGTGTGACAGGTGTGACAGGTGTGACACCGATAAAAATGGCTTGGGTTTTAGTGGCTCGCCACCCTTGGTGGGTGGCTCCCCACGTACTATTAGACCATAGTAATACGCTAATGTGTTTGATATGCTAATCTCTTTCGGGTACAGTGCGCCGGGATTTAACACCAACCACCACGTTATCGATGGCACAGAGAATACATATCTCAAACACCCAACGTGATTGGCTTAGGAAGAACAAAGATAAACTCACTGACCAAGAATTAGCCATCCACATTGGCTGTTGTGTTGACACACTAAGGCGAATCCTAATGAGAGAAGGTCTCGCCCACTATGAAGCCGCTAAATATGTTGTAGCTGAGAGCTTTCGACAGGAAAAGTGGACGCGGCCTTGTGTTGTCTGCGCTTCAGATAAGCCACGCCCTAAATGGCAGTACGTATGCGATAGATGCAAGAAACGACAGCTCACGGGTGACCTAGATGCCCCCTAAT